TATGGCTGCTGCATCTTCTTTGCGAGCAATTGATCGTCTTCGTAAAGCTGCAAACCTAGAACCTTCAAGGAAGGTAGTAGAACTTTCTGATGGCACAGAGTTTGAAATGTATGTGACACCTTTAACAATGGCTGAGCGTGAGCGTGCTCAAAAGCAAGCCAAGTCTGATGATGCCAATGCTTTTGCGCTACAGCTGTTGATTGCTAAGGCACAAGACGCAAATGGAAACAAGCTGTTTGCAGCTGGTGAGATTGACGTTCTGAAGAACGAAGTCAAAGATAAGGATCTGCAGTCGTTGATGCTTGGAGTGCTAAGCGAAGGTGAAGACGAAGCAGCAATCGACCCAAAATCCTAAGCGCGGAGCTTCGTAAGGACAATTGGCTCATGCTGCAATTTGGCGTTGCCAAGGAGCTTGGCATGAGCTTGTCACAGGTTCGCGCCACGATGACGCCAGAAGAGCTGCTTGGTTGGAGCGCCTACTTCAGCGTGATCAATGACGAGCAGCAGAAAGAAATGGATAAGGCACGGCGTAGGCGTTAAACTTAGGCATCGCAGTGCGCTGGAACCGTCGTGGCCTATAGAGCTGAGATTGAGATCGGCGTAAAGGGCGTAAAGGAGCTTGATAAATTTCAGTCTCAGCTTGAACGGCTTTCTAACGAAGTAGACAGAGTAAATAAAAAGAAATTTACTATAGGAAACTTAAGTTCCTACAACGAAGCTTTAAGGAAAGCAAATGAAACTTTAAATCAAACCGAAATAGAAACCAGCAAGGCAGGTAAAGCGACTGGCCTATATAAGAGAAATTTAGACGCTTTTGTTACGGCACTGCTTACCGCTAACAGTGCTCAAACTTTAAATAATAAATTAGTCAAAGAAGAGATAGATGGCAGAAATGCTGCCGCAAGGGCTATCCGTAATCAGGTTGAAGCGAATTTAGAGCTATCTAGAGCAAGTAGAGAGGCAAGCAACTTTGGAGGCGGTTTAGACCCTGTAGCTAAATCTATAGCTAGACGACGCAGAAAACTAGCAGGCGATCCAAACGTGTACGCCGCTCCAGCAGGACCTGTGCCTTCTGAGCTTCAAGGGCAAAGCTCTCCTGTTGACGAACGGATAGCAAGGTCTCTTGCTTTAGACAAAGAGCGCTTAAACGTAAAGCAAGGTATTGGCAAGGTACAAGAGTCTTTGGCAAGACTGGATGCGGCTTCAATCAAGCAACACAATGCGCGTCTTGATCTTCAGGCTAATTATCTTGCTGTTCTTCGTAATACAACGAATGAAGCAAAAAGAGCCAGCATCTTTGAAAAAGCAAGGTTAATTGCCCTTAGAGGCACCTCTGGCGAGCAGCAGCAAGGGCCACTTGCTCCTTCTGGCGCAATGGGCTTTAACGTAGCTCTGCCTATGAATAGAGCTGAGCAAAAAGGCATTGACTTAGCTCAGAAAAAACTAGAAATTGTCAAGCGAACTATAAAAAGTAGACAGCAGTTAGTAGGTCTAGCGGGATCGTTACAGAAATTAGACGTTAAGGCAAAAGTTGCGATAGCGGATACAAATAGAGAGCAAATAAGAACTAACCAGCTAAAAGAAAAAGAGTTGCAACTTGAGCAACAGATACAGGACAAGCGTTTAGCCAGAAGAAAACGTATTCAGGATGCAGCTAGCAGCGGAATTATTGGCGGTGCATTCCCGCTGTTATTTGGGCAAGGGCCTGCTGCTGCTGTTGGTGGTGGCTTGGGTGGTTTTGGTGGAGGTCTTGCGGGGGGACAGCTTGGCTTTGGCTTAAGTCTTGTTGGTACGCAACTTGGTGCTGCTGTAGATCAGACAATAAACAGTATTACTAACTTAAGCAGTTCGTTGCGCGAGCCAACCGCTGCTCTCACTGCTTTGGGCGAGGCAGGCATAAAAGTAAACAGCTCGGTTGCTCTACAGATACAACAACTTGAATCTGCAGGCAAAGCTTATGAAGCACAAGCTCTACTTTTAGATACAGTTGCTGAAAAATTAGGAGTAGATGCTGTTGCTCAACTGCAAGCGCTAGATGACGCTCAAGAGCAAACACAGCAACATATTAGTGATCTTAAGTCAGCACTAATTGTGTCATTGTTGCCTGCTTTAACGGCAGCCGCGCAAGGCGTAAATGCTTTTGCAGGAATTTTAACTAAAATTGGCAGCATCAAAATACCTGGTCCTGGCGGAGAGGAGCAGACGCTTGATATTCCTACGACGGCTGTACAAACAATCTTAAGTGCAATGGTGCCGGGCGGCCCTGCCCTCACTCAACTTGCTGACAAAGCTTTATCGTTGCGTCCTAAGCCCGAGCAGCAAGCCCCTGAGTTAACCCCGACGCAACAGTTAGCGCAACAGACCAAGCAACTAAAAGCCACTACAGACATCAGCTCTTCAAGGCTTGAGAACGAAATAACCGAGCTGATAGGAAAAAACTTAGAGCGTAATAACGACTTAACGGATGCAACAGTTGTTGCAAACAAAAGGTTAATAATAAGTAAAACACAGCAACTTAACGACAACAAGCTATCTGCTGATATTGAAGAGAAACGCCTGAATAACGCAATAGATAGCAACACGTTAGCAGTCGAAGGGCTTCAGCGAGATAAAAACAGAAATGAAGCAAACAACCAAAACTTACAACTTACTAACAGCATTGTCGCAGCGCAGGAAGCAAAGAACAAAAAATTAGGAAGCGGAGCCAGCAAACTTGCCAAGCAGAATGAGCAGCTTGCTCGTCAAGAACAGCAAGCCCGTGCGTTTACCGCCAGTCTGGAACGTCAGCTAGCGCAAAGCAGAGTTGCTGGAACGCAGCAGGCGAGGAAGCTTAAAATAGAAGCAAAGTATGAGCAAACTGTAGAAAGAATTGCCAACCTTAAGAACCAAGACTCTGCGACTGAGCAGGTAGCCCTAGCAGATCAAATAAGAAAGACTGAGCTTGCTAACCTTGAAACAACTGAAGCCAGAAAGCAGGCAGAAGCGATTAGAAGTGCTGTAGCTCCAATCAAAGGCATACGCGAAGGTCAAGAGGCAAGTCTTGCAGCATCTAAGGAGTACAACCGTTTGCTGATGGAAGGGGTATTGCCTTCTGAGGCAAAGAGAATTGTTGAATTTAATAAGCAGGTTGAAGCTTTAGTTAGACAAAAAGACGAGCAAATAAAGATTGCTAAGTTACTATTGCTTAGCTTGCCTGCAAACAGTGATCGGACTGAAGAGTACAGAAAGCAACTTGATCTGTTAAGACAACAGAAAGAAGCAATAGAAGGCGAAGCTGCTAAAGGGCCAGGCGCAAGCGATACGTCTGACAGAAAAACTATTGAAGACAGAGTTGCTCAGCTACAAGGTGAGATAACGGAGATGACAAAACTTGGAAACGTTGCTGTCGCTGTTGCCGACAATGTTGGAGCAGCATTTAGCACCGCATTCCAGAGCGTTGTAAACGGAACAAAAACAACGCGTCAAGCCTTGTCAGACATGTTTAAAACTATTGGCGAAAATTTTGTTGCCATGGCTGCCGATATCATTGCAAAACAACTAGTGATGATCACGCTCCAAACGATATTGAAGGCTTTAGGCGCAGTTGCTGGTGCTTCTGGTGGTGGTGGCGGTGGTGTAGAGGCAGCAAGCAAGCAGGGCACATTGACAACTGGGGGATCAGGTGATTTTGGCCTTGGTTCTGGCCCCATGATGGCTGACCCTAAAGGTATACTTGCCCCGCCTACAATTATGGCGAAAGCTAACGGCGGTTCAGTCTCAGGCGGGCAGCCCTATCTGGTTGGGGAGCGTGGCCCAGAGCTATTCGTTCCAGGGCAATCAGGCGGTGTCATGCGTAATGAGGACATGCGCTCCCTTATGGGTCGTTCTCCTGCAGCAGGAGGCGCAGCATCCATGAACTTCAGCTTCGAGACAACCAGTATTGGTGGAACGGAATACGTCAGCCGTGAGCAGCTTGAATCTGCAATGGCAGTGACCCGTAAGCAAGCGTCTAATGACGGAGCAAAACGAGGTATGAGCATGACCCTAGATAAGATGCAGAATAGTCCTAGAACTAGATCCAAGATTGGTCTTCGCTGATGGCTAGTGCTTTTCCACAGATGATTCCGTCAGCAAGAAGCATGACAATGGGCGATTTGCCCAGCAAGG